CTGAGCTCTAAGGTATGTGTATGTAACCTCGTTCATAACCCAGACCTTATCGCCTCTCGAATACTTGCCCTTGGCTGCTGCTGAGTAAGTAAGCAAGTTCTGGAAGAGTGCTATATCCTTAGAGGCCGCGCCCTCTGCGATAACCTTAATGTTAGACTGATGAAGATCAGCCCAAGGCCTTGCTGTAGCAGGGTAAGTAGAGGGCTCTTCTGTCTGTGCAAGTCTGGTAAGAATACCCATAGGCATCTTGTTACCGGTACCGAAGAGGATAGCCTTATCGAGTGCCTTACCGATTGCCTGACCAAGTGCAACCATGATCTCTGACGCAAGGTCAAGGTCGGAATCCTCAAGGACTGCATTGCATACTGCGAAGAATCCTGCAACCTTGTTGCATCCGATCTCCACATCGCTGAAGCTGAGATCGAGCTCATTGATCCAAGCGCAGCACTCTGTCCACACTGCCTCGGGAACTGATCCCATAACTACGAGCCTGCCGTCTCCACGGAACGCCCTTACATTAACGTGCTTATACAGCTTAGAGTATTCAAGCACGTTCTCACGGAGTACCCCAAGGAATACCTCCGGAATGGTAAGTCCTACGTTAGTAAGTGCCCTCTTCTCAGATACGGCAGTCCTTACTTCTCCGAGCCATGCCTTAACGTCTTCCCTCTGGAAGAATGCGTCTCTTTCATTGATGCTCTCGCCGAACATCTTATCTCTCTTATTCATTGATCTCTTAACCTCTCTTTCTTCTACGGCAGGTGCGGGTGTCTCTACAGCGGGCGCCGGTGCGTCCTGCTTAGCCTCTTCCGCTCTGAGCTCCTCCTCAAGTCCTGCTATCTTATCCTCAAGCTCCTTCTGGCTTGCTTCGTTCTCAGCCTTATCAGCCTCAAACTTATCTATTTCGCTCTCGACTGCCACCTTTGCTTCGTCGTCTCCGTCCTCGATCTCTCCGATGGACTTCTCGATCTCAGCCTCTCTCGTAGAAAAGCTGTTGGCAGTCTCTCTTAAAGCTTCAAGCTCTCTCTTAGCTTCGTCGAGCTTGCGACGTGTCATAAGTGCCTTAAGTGCCATTATTTCTGACCTCCTTTAAGTTTGTTAAGCATTTCGGCTCGCCATGCGTCCATGCGCTTAGCCTTCAATGCCTCATAGTCCTTTTTACGAGCACTGATTGACGTGCTCTCATATGCAGGGAACGTGCAGCATGTCACCTCGTAGAGCTTGACCTCTCTGATAGTCCAGTGGACGGATCCGTCTTCCCGGAAGTCGGTTTCCTCGGACAGAATGTCGAAGCCTATCGAACACTGACTCACATCCCCACGCTCAACGCGAGCGTACAGGTTCATGGCGTCCGTATCGTTCGGATTGATACGGATGCGACCGAACAAGCCTCTCTCGTCTTGTGTGAGCTCTAAGGTATGAGCCGCAGTGCGTCCAAGCACTAAGGTAGTGTCATGGTTAACAAGTGCCCTTATATCATCAGCGAGTGTGTTCGTGAACGCCCCCGGAGCTATTGACTCCGTGGCACCGTCCCACATCTCGTAGATATCATTGAACACGGCGAAGTAGCCTTCGATGTACTTATCCTCGCCTTCACTTCTTGTCTTAAATTCTGAATTGACAGAGCGCGTCTGTCTCATGTCTCTATCCGCCATCTCTTTACTCTCCTTCCTGTACCAGCTTCTTTTGAAGCGCTGACATGTCGTAAGGTATGTAGTTCTCTAATATTCTAAGCTCATCTAAGCCTTCCATCGGACTCATGCCTATCCGGTCTCTTACCTCGTTTCCGGTCACGAATCCTCTATCTGAGAGGCTTCCGAATACTGAGCTTATTGTCTGTATATCCCAATCAAGCAAGCTCAGGACGTTGAACTTTAGATACCACTTAGGGCTTAGTATGAGCTTCTTGGTCATCTCCTGCTGCAGACCTATGACTATAGGTCTGATAGTGGTGTTAACGAAGGCATTCCATGCTTCCTTGTTGTACTCGCCGACTCCCAAAAGGAAAGGCGGTACACCGAGGATGGATGCCACCGTGCGCTTATCCATGACCACGTTGTCGTTTATGGCTATATCTGCAAGGCTTAAGGGCCTGACCTGTTCCACCTGGAACTGATCCGCCGGAACGATCCACGGCTCACCTGCCTCGTTGGTAGCAAGGTAGTCCTCTTTGAGCTTTGTACGCCCTTCGGGGCTTGCGAACTCTTCCGTCATAGCGTCAACCTTGACTATGATCGAGGGCTTCCACTTGCTCTCCATGAATGCCTTCTCGGTGGCTTGTGCCTGCTTGAGGTTGTTAGCCACGTCCTTAAGACTTACACGTAGCCCTCTACCCTTCCACGGGTACAGGCTGTCCGGGTTGTGAACAAAATGCAGAACCTCGTCCGGGGCGAACATCCTACCGTCTATTGCTACCCTATAGTCTGAGTAACCTATGGGGTTGAAGGTCACTCTCTGAGCCGACACAGGCTCAAGGCTTCCGAGTAGTCCGTCATGCGTATGCGGTAGCACTATTGAATTACCGTTTCCATACAGGAGCAGATTCATCACTACAGACTCAATGAAGGTCTTGCGTGTCTGATATGGGTTCGGGTTAATATCTATCTTAGCGGACAGCTCGTTGATGATCCGCTCGTCCCCTCTGTCCGTGTTGGTCATCAGGTGGATGGTCAGTGAGCCTATGAGCTCTGCTATCCTCCTGCAACCTGTCATTATTTCAGGATTATGATCGAGAGAAGTGTAGCCGGCGCAGAGTATGCTGTCTGAGTCCTGCATCAGCCAAGCCACTGACGGGCTTGCGTTCGGTATAGCACTTCTTCTCTTGCTCTTCTTAGCCATCTACTCTCTCCTTATTCTTCCACCAGTCCTTAGTGCTTCCGTGGTTCAATGCGTCCAGATATCGGACGGCGGCGAACACGGAGGCATCGAACAGATCTATTCTTCTCTTATCCTTGATCTTCTCATACTGGATCATGTCATCGACCTTCTCCACGGCTCTTACATTCTGCACACAGTATTCATATGCTTCGCTGTGCAGATAGTAGAGCTTACCTCTCTTTGCGGCGTTTTCTATTCGTCTAAAACCCTGACTCTTCAAGTGATAGAGCTGAGGCTGATCCACTATCCTGAACTTAGCCTTCTGCATCATCGGTATATATTCCGCTGCGAACTTCCTATCATGCCCGACCTCTCGGATCTTGAACCCCTTCGCCCTCATGGACACGAACCACTTAACTATATCTGACAGCTCAGTGGTGGGCGTATTGGTGAGTGTGAGCCACCCGTCATCGCGCCATCCGAACAGTGGTATATTGTCCTGGTCCGCTTTGAGGTGCGCCGCCACCACCGGGAAGAATCCGTGCGTGATGATTATGTCAAGGTCTTCCTTTGCGTAGTGCCCGAAGAGAGCACCGGCCGTGAGGTCATGGAGCTTCGACAAGTCAGCGCCTCCGTACCAATCAATCGGCAGCTTAGCCAACTCATCAAGAGTATAGTTATATCGACCGTCAGATCTCCGGAACTCCTCAATATCGAAGTACGCCTTCATAGCGTTGGTATACACGTTTAGGCTCTTTGCAAAAAAATCCTTACGCTGTTGAGGATCGTTCTGAGCTTGCAATGAGTCATTGAGGATCTCATTCGGGCGTATGGTCACACCGTACCCGGGGTTAGCCATCTCGTGGACTATCGGGTTGGTGTAGTCGATCTCACCGGTCTCCGGATCCGGATTAGCGCAAGCCATGAAGATGAAATACTGCTCATCCTCTATGGTTCCATCGAGTACCTTCCGGCAGTATGCCAGACGTTGGCCGAGGAAGAGCTGTTCGTCATCCCCGGCTGAGGATATTCCGATCAGGAGCTTATTGGTATATGCCTTCTGGCACTCCTTAGCCAGATTGTATTGTTTTGTTCTCTTATAAGCGTGTATCTCATCGCATATACAGATATTCGCATTGAGTGAGTCCTGTCTATCCGGATCCGCCGCAAGTGCCTGTATATAGAATGAGCCACCACCGAGCTCCATACTGATGGAGTGCTCGTTGTTGTTCGATATGATCCTGGCGTGTCCGCCATCCTTGATGTTCTCACCCATCCTGTCTATGTTATACTGAACGAAGCCCCAGCTCTCCAAGGACTGCTTAAGTCCGGCTGAGAAGATATAGCACTTCGAGCCTGATGCACGGTAGAGCAGTGAGAGTGCCCATGCGAGTGCGCCGGCAAAGCTTGACTTAACATTCTTACGCGGTATAAAGATAAGGCTCTCATGGTATCTGAGGATATCTGTACCCTTAAGCTTAAAGCCCACCATGTTATAGATAATGAACTTGTGGAAGGACATCAGCAGGAAGGGCTTACCCCTTAAGGGTGTGCCGTCGAGCATCTCACCTTGCTGGTGGCAGAATGTGGTCTCGATGATATTGATGCAGAACTCTGCGTCTTTCGGCTTAAGCTCATACCTTGGATCCTCTAAATCTCTGTAGAATCTTTCCACCGCCTGCTTGGTCTCCTTGCAGGCGATCTTCCTTCCCGACCTTATGCTATCCGCGTACTCCAGAACCTCTTGATAGTGGTCGATCATGATAAGGCGTCAAGCGCAGATTCCAAGGCGCTCTTCTTCCCTTCAATCTTGATAGCCTGCTCATTCAGCTTCTTAAGCCCGGCTGGAGTAAGTCCGAGCTCACGCCAGTATGTTAAGGCTTGGGCGTTGAGATCACACACGAGGACAAGAGCCGGGTTCTTAACGAGGTTAGCGTTACCGCCCTTGTTGGTGTGCTTGACGATGGGCGCCGCGCCTGTCTTCACATAAGTCTCAGCGGCATCATCCCGATGTGCCATGATGGCCGCAAGGGTGTCGATCACAGAATCGAATATAGAGCTATATGTACCTGCTTCAATGCAGCATTTTTTAATTCGCTTTTTCCAGCCCATCTGCGTCAACTAAATCAGCTCCCTTACTTAATGCTTTAACCACGGCAAGCTCCTTCTCGGACAGGACCCATGTATAAGCGGCGGCACGCTCGGCGGCGGCACGCTCGGCGGCGGCACGCTCGGCGGCGGCACGCTCGGCGGCGGCACGCTCGGATACCAGATAGCCGCTTCCGAAGATGGCCTTACCGTATTCCTTCTGGCTCTCTAATTCTCTGATCCTCTCGGACTCGTCCTTGCTCACCTCATACTCTACGCCATACTTAGAATATCTATTCAACATCGTAGACAGCACCACCTCGTAGGGGTATTCGTACTTAGGCATAGCTTTCTTTGTTTCTGCCCTCAGCGTGTCTACTGCTTCCTTGATCTTCTGGTACAGACCCGGGTCCGATCGGAACCGGCAGTCTTCCAGATTGGTTACGAAGGATGTATCTACGATGGCTCCGTTCTCATATTCAATGCCCGCGCCTATGCACAGACAAGAAGAAGAAGAAGAAGAAGAAGAAGAGAAGATCGTAAGGCTCGGAGCAAATAGGAAGTACTTGATACCCTTATCTTC